AGATGATGACCAGGCTGTATTCAGATGGGCTGGTGCAGATGTAGATTCATTTATTGCACAAAAAGGAAAGATTATTGAACTAAAAGAATCTAGAAGAGTTCCAAGAAAGATACATGAACTAGCAAACTCAATCATTGGTAGAGTTAATAACAGAGTAGAGAAGAGTTGGAACCCTAAACAACACGAAGGAAAGCTAAGTGCTTATGATAGTTTTGAAGATGTAGATATGTCATCAGGTAAATGGTTAGTATTAACTAGAACAAGATCTATGTTAGATCCTTTAGAAGAAATATAAGAGATAGAGGATTCTATTACGATAATAGATTTAAAAAATTATATGAAAAAGATATTCAAGAAGCTGCAACTAGTTGGGAATATTTAATTAAAGGACAAATGTTAGATTCAAAACAAATAGAGAATATTTCAAAGTACATCAGCAAAGAGAAGTGGAACAAGGATAAATTAAAATCTATTGTTAAAAATACTGTCTACAGTTTAGAACAATTACAAAAAGACTATGGTCTTAAAACAAATGAGATTTGGTATGAGGCTTTTGATCAAGCAGGACAGAAAAGAATTAATTATATAAGACGTATGAAACGTAATGGAGAGATGTTAAATCAAGAACCACGGATCAAATTATCAACCATTCATAGTGCTAAAGGTGGTGAAGAAGATAATGTAGTCTTACTTACTGACCTTACATACAACACTAAAAAATCATATGACAAGAATCAAGATGATGAAACAAGATTATTTTACGTAGGTGCAACTAGAACAAAGGAACACTTACATATTATAAGACCAAAAGATGATAGTAAATGTTACCCAATGGAGGAGATTATATGACAAATAAAGGTATATTCGAAGACACATTTCCACAAGATAAACAAATCGGAGGATCTCATTATAAAAAATTTAAGATTCAACCTTATGAATTTATATCAAAGAATGATCTTTCATTCTTTCAAGGCAACGTAATTAAATACGTTTGCAGATATAAAAACAAAGCAGGTATACAGGATCTAGAAAAAATAAAACATTATTGTGATCTAGAGATATTAAAAATGAAAGATATAAAATGAATGCAGCAAAAAATTGGGAGTTACATTACAGAGAAAAATATGAGCCACAGATTAAAAGATTAACTGAAAGATATAATAAATTATATGACGAGAATCAAAAAATGAAAAGAAGACTAAAGAAATACGAAGGCAGTATGAGAATGGTTTATTACTATAACAAAAAGGAGCAATAATGAGTTGGCAAGAATATAGAGCAAGAGCAAAAATAATAGAAGAAAACTTTGCGAAAAATCTAAAAGATCCTATATGGGCAAATGACTATCAAGATATGCAAGAGCATTGGGATGTAAAAGGTACTTTAGACAATGAACTTTTAAAGTTTGATGTTAAAGGTATGAAGAAAGTAAATCGTTGGGATAATAAAAAACAAGATGATATTGCTTGGGTTGAAGGAACCAATGTTAGAGGTAAACCTGGTTGGGTAAAAGGCAAAGCAGATTACATAGTATTTGAAAGAGCTGACAATTGGCTACTAGTTCAAAGACAAGAACTATTGGAACATGTAGAATCTAAACTTAAAGAAAAAAATTTTGAAAAAGGTAAAGGAGTTTATCAAATATATCAACGTGAAGGTAGGCTAGATAAAATTACCATGGTTCCTTTTCAGGATATGGAACAATTAACTAAAGTAAAAAGGATAAATAAAAATGCAGAAGATAATATTTAAACCACAAACAGAATGGCTACCACCAGAAGAATTTCCTGATCTATCTAGTCACGATGAGATTGCAATTGACTTAGAAACCAAAGATCCCGAACTAACAAAGATGGGATCTGGAGCAATCATTGGTAAAGGAGAAGTTGTTGGTATAGCAGTTGCTGTTGAAGGTTGGTGTGGATATTATCCTATCGCTCATGGCGGTGGTGGCAACATGGATAAAAGTATGGTCCTTAAATGGTTTCAAGATGTTTTAAATACTAAGGCTAGTAAAATATTTCACAATGCAATGTATGATGTATGTTGGATTAGAGCTATGGGTCTAAAGATTAATGGCACTATTATAGATACTATGATTGCATCTGCTTTATGTGATGAGAATCAATTTCGTTTTGATTTAAATACTTGTGCTAAAAGATATGTAGGTACAGGAAAAGATGAAGCAGCTTTATATGCAGCAGCAAAAGAATGGGGCATTGATCCTAAAGGTGAGATGTATAAATTACCTGCAATGTATGTAGGTCAATACGCAGAAAAAGATGCAGCGATTACACTACAACTATGGCAGTATCTAAAAACAGAAATCGTTAATCAAGACATACAATCTATTTTCGATATGGAGACAGAATTATTTCCTTGCCTCGTTGATATGCGTTTTTTAGGAGTTCGTGTAGACGTTCAAGCAGCAAGTAAATTAAAGAAACAATTAGTTGCAAGAGAAGAATCAGCATTGCTAGCAGTGAAAAAAGAAACAGGAATAGAACCTCAGATATGGGCAGCCAGATCGATTGCCAAAGTTTTTGAGAAACTAAAATTACCTTATGACGTAACTGAGAAAACATCTGCTCCTTCTTTTACTAAAAATTTTTTACAAAACCACCCACATCCAGTGGTTCAAAAGATTGCACAGGCTAGAGAAGTAAATAAAGCTCATACAACATTTATTGATACCATATTAAAACATTCACATAAAGGTAGAATCCATGCAGAGATTAATCAATTACGTGGAGATAATGGTGGAACTGTTACTGGTAGATTTTCATATTCTAACCCTAATCTTCAACAAATTCCTGCTAGAAATAAGGAACTTGGACCAATGATTAGGTCATTATTTATACCCGAGGAAGGCCATACATGGGGTGTATTTGACTATTCTCAGCAAGAGCCTAGGTTGGTGGTGCATTATGCAGCATTACAAAATTTATATGGTGTTGATGACGTATTAGATTCTTACAATAATGATCCTAATACAGACTTTCATACTATAGTTGCAGACATGGCTAATATACCAAGATCTCAAGCTAAGACTATTAACTTAGGATTGTTCTATGGTATGGGTAAAAATAAACTACAGGCTGAACTAGGGGTAGATAAAGAAACTTCAGATGAACTATTTAAACAGTATCATGAAAGAGTTCCTTTCGTTAAACAGCTAATGGATAACGTAATGCAGAGAGCACAACAACGTGGTCAGATAAGAACTTTACTTGGGAGACTATGTAGGTTTCATCTATGGGAACCGAATATGTTTGGTATGCATAAAGCAATGACACATGACGCAGCGTTATTGGAACATGGACCAGGGATTAGAAGAGCCTATACTTACAAAGCTTTGAATAAATTAATTCAAGGATCAGCTGCTGATATGACCAAGAAAGCTATGATTGAATTATATAAAGAGGGTATCATACCACATATACAAGTACATGATGAACTTGATATATCTATAAAGTCTCCAGAACATGCGAGTAAAATAAAAAAAATTATGGAACATGCTGTTAGTCTAGAAGTTCCCAACAAAGTAGACTATGAATCTGGATCAAATTGGGGTAATATAAAATGATAAATTATGGCTTACTTAAATGCTAATATTCCTGTACAATATGCTCAAATAAGAAGGGAGTATTTATATGATCTCAAAAAACATCACGGAGAAGTTGAAGACTGCATTATCTTTGGTATTAGCTGTATTACAGGTCGCGCTATCTTATGGCATGCACTTATGGAAAATGGCGCAATCTTTTATCGTCTCCCAATTACGGCATTTATTCAACGTGGTTATGAACCCAAGTCTGTTTCACCCAAGAGACTTGATGAACTGGAGCTTTGGAATTCTTTTAGTTATTATCCTGCTGTCACTACTTATGATATTTTAGGTGGACAACACGGAAAATATATAGGTAAAGATAAAAAATGGCATCATGGTGGTTATTTATTTACCGTTGACTTTGCACATCCAGAGAGTAATATAGTAGACACCGATCACTCGGAAGTACCGCACGAACACAAGTGCGCACACATACTTGCCTTAGATGATGGCAACTATGCGGCACAGCCAAATAATAGATTAATCTGGGACATACCTTCATTTACAGTTAGAGATGATACTCCTGACTGGAAAGTACAAACTAATGAATGGAACGTAGAGGACTCAGGTAAATGGAGAACAGAAGACACAGATAATTTCTTCTATGAAATGGAAGAAAAAAAATGAGGACAATAAATTATGAACATTGCAGAGTTATTCAAAAAGAATTTTGTATTAGTACCCGTCATAGCTTCTGTACTTTTCGGAACATTTACGGGCGTTAAGTACGTAGTTAATCTAACAGACACCATCAACGCAAATCAATCAGAAATTATAGATCTTAAAAGAGATTTAAAAGTTGCTGAAGATAAAA